AAGAAGGTCAACCGACTACGGAAGAAGGTGGACTCAACGACAGCGACTGTCATCCGCATAGAGACCAACCAGACCACGATCATTAGAAACCAGGACCGAATCTTGAAGAAGCTGGAGAAGTAATGACTGACAAAGAAAAGAAACCCTTGCACCAGAGCCTTACTGTGCAGTCAGCGGTGGCCCTCGGTGTTCTTATAATCCTAAAGGCAGTGCTGCCGGTGTATACAGGTTATGAAATCCCCGATGAGTTGTTTGAAAGTTTATGCGGACTGCTTGGTGTTTCTCTTACAGTCGGCCTGCGCCGCGCTCTACCAGTTATTATACTGTGCATGTTGCCGCTTAGTTCAATCAACTGCGGGCCTGTTCTATGCAGCAAGGCGAGCATTGTAATCAGCAAGCACCCTGAGTTGCCTAAGCCAGCGGGTAAGATCACAGTGAAATGTGACGGCAAGGACAAGGCCATCATCGTCAGCAAAGAGGTCCTCAAATGAGCCCAGAGCAGGTAGTTGACCTGCTCGTCGCGAGCATTGAGAGCCACGCACGCAAGCGGCTGCCGTCCTACGTCAAGGCCAGTTGGTTGGGCGCGTTCGCTGACCTCATCGGCCACGGTCTAAAGCAGGCGCTGGTCAGGGTCATCGAAGACATCACCATCACCCGTATAGAATCGGACACCGCAGAAATCATTGACGAGCGGGAGGACTAGATGCCCAAGGTAGGAAAGAAGCATTACCCGTATACCAAAGAAGGCTATGCGGCAGCAGCCAAGGCCAAGAAGAAAAAGAAAAAGAATCCACGGGCACAGGCAGCGGCTAATCTAGCCAGCAGAATCGGCAAAGGTCGCTAGCTTTCCCTGTAGTACACCTGGGTGTCACAAGGTTCCTGTTGACACCATTATTTCAACGTGCAACCTTGCCTGAATGGACATTCGTAAAGTACTTGAGCAGGTGGATTACCCTGCCATCGGGAAGATACTCGGCACATCTCCCATCCGCAACCTTCCGTGCCCTGTCATTGAACACAAGAACCAGAGCAGGAACACTGGTCCTGCTATGGTGTACCCTCCTGGCTGTGATGGCCCGAAGGATCCAGGCGGCATAACCTGCCGCAACTGTGACCAGAACTGGAGCGCCATAGGTCTGGCTGAGGAGCTAGCTGTAACGCATGAGGTCCTCAGTGGCAACGAGCGGTACGTGCCGCCAAGGGTGGCGCAGAGGAAGCGGAAGGAGCGGCCCCCCACCGAGCCCATCGACATCCAGGAGACATGGCTGAAGGCACAGGCCACAGCACCACAATCAAGGAAGGCCTTCCAATATTTCAAGCGTCGGTGGCGAGACGATACGCTCGCTGAAGACGCGATACAATTCATTGGGTGGGCCAGCGGCTTGAAGACTGATTACTGGACCTCTTTCCCAGACCACACGCTAGTCGTTCCTTTGTACGACCAGTTTGGTAGTGTCGTCACCGCTGTCAGGCGGTACGTCTCTCTCGGTAAGACCAAGATCAAGTCTTTACGTTTGTCCAACGAAGCCGTTGGCCTGCCCTCTGGCTCGCCGGTATGGTTCGGTGACCCACCGCCGGTAGCAGCAACTCAATGCAAGTCCAAGGTGCTCTACGTGGCTGAGGGTGAGATTGATACGCTGCTCCTGATGTGCCTGCGTGAACAGGGATTCATCGAGGGCGGCATCATAGGCTCGCAGGGTGGTGCCGCTGGTAGCCTCAACTGGTGGGAGGAGACTGCCAAGCTAATCACCGACCCACCAACCAGCGTGGTGCTGGTCATGGATGCAGACACAGCGGGCGACCGGTACTGGCAACGCTCTGCGCGTGCCTTTCCGAACGCACAGCGGGTCATCCTTCCCGACCACACCGACCTCACTGACACTGTGTTTAAGTACGGTATCAACGAAGCCGTAGCACTGCTCAACGCTTCAGCGCGTAGTCACTACAAGTTCTACCAGTTGGACAGTGGGCGCTATGCATACCTGGCGGGTGGGCATTGGTTTGACGGCTCTGGGCGCACCTCTCTCGTCTCGCGACTGCGCAACTCAGGTTACGACATAGAGGAAGCGCAGGGAATGGCTCAGGCGCTACCCCCTGCGCGTGACATCGTCTTCAACCCCAACTCAACACAACCTGTTGTTGTGGAGCGCGGTAACACCTGGCTCAACCAGTTCCGTGGGCTACCGCTGGAGGCAGAGCCTGGTAACTGCACGCCTTATACGTGGCTGCTTCACTGGCTGTGTGGTGAGGATTCGGAGTCGTTGGAGTACTGCCTTGACTGGATAGCGCAGCCGTTGCAGAGCCTGTACCGTGGCAAGGGGGCCCGCAGGAACAAGACGGCGCTGATATTCCATGGTGTCCAGGGCACAGGCAAGGGCTTGTTCTGGGGTACGGATGGTATGATGAAGGCCATCTATGGCCGGATGATGATTGAGATCATGCAGTCACAGATGGAGGACAAGTTCGAGCCTGGCTCGCTTGCCTCTGCTCTTTTGGTTGTGGCCAACGAGGTGGCCTGCTCAGGCTACCGTGATGCGAAGACACTGAACCGGCTGAAGGCCTGGATAACTGAGCCCACCATACAGGTGCGCCGCATGCACAAGGCGGCGGACGGTGTGCCTATATGGTTCAACATGGTCATGCTGTCCAACGACGTGCTTCCGATTAGGCTGGAGCCCGGCGACCGCAGGTATAACGTGTTCCACCAGGACAGCAAGCTGGATCCAGGTGTTATCTCCACAATGATTACTGAGCGGAACCACGGGTGGCCTGGTGCGAGACACTTCCTGCACATGCTCTTGGACAGGACAATAGAGCGTGACCTTGCGGCACCGTTCAACAACCCAGACCGGGCGCTGCTCTTGGATCAGTCAAAGCCAAGCGAAATACAGTTCGCAGAGGCAATCATGGACATCGGCTTGACCGCCATCATGAAGGACTGGGAAGCAGCCCTTGGTGAGAAGAGGCACGGCCCGTTCACTGACGCAAGGTCTGGCTTCATGTCGAGCAGCCATCTTCACGAGGTCTATAAGTTCTGGTGCAACCAACACGGCATCAGCTACCCCGTGCGCTGGCCGCAGCTACGGGGCGCTATCTTCAAGACCATCAAGGGTACGGAAGCTCATACCAGTTTCCCCATGGGAGGAAGCAGGAGGCGGGGCGTCACTGGCCTGCCTATGGGTGGGAAGAAGAACCTGGCGCTAATGCAGTAGCGCTGGGGCATCACGACTTGAACAGCGGTGAGAAAGTTTAACAGTCCGGGAGGAACCATGAAATTCAGCAACCTATACGACATGCAGAAGACCATTGATCCAACGTGCAGCGGCACTGTGCGCGTTCACTGGGACGCTTACGTCCCAGACGGAGAGGCGCTGATCGATGGTAATGGCGATGACCGGCTCACAGAGATGGTCTGCGAGGCAATCGAGCACTGGGCCACCCTGCACATCGACCCCAAGAAGGAAGGCACGCACATCTTTGTGCAGGTCCTCGACGAGAGCGATGTGGATGTGGACGACGACAACCGAGAGGGGGAGACATTATGATCGACATGGAACAAATAGCACGACGAGTAGTGGCCTGTGAGGGCTGGCGTGTGATGGATGGCATGGCCCTTGAGGAGGCAGATGGTTTTGGGTGCGGCAGGGTTCTTAGTTTCAGTGGAGACTATGTCGACCTGAGCGGAATTAGTTTTGACCCGCGAGATATTCAGCTTATCCCAGACCTCACCGACCCCGCCACGCTGGGATGCCTGCTGGCATTGGTACGGGGTGTCGTAGGCGACACCGGGCTGAGTTGCATTGGCGACGGACTTCCTAACGGCGAAACCAGGTGGTGTGTTGAGCCAAGTAAGCTGCGCTCGCATAACAAGTGGGTGATGGACGCCACAAAGGACTGCTGGTCAGAAGCCGAGGCGCTGGTTGCGACCCTCGAAGCGGCGGGAGCAAAAGGTCTACATCTGACTCCAAGTGTAAACCTTTCTGTCCGTAAACCTAAGCCGCTGGAAGATTCAACTCTCCGAAAACCGTTTAACAGCAGAGAAGGTTAACAGGGAACATGAGGAACAATCAGCAGTTACGCTCGACGCAAGAGAACGGGTTGAATCCGCATGAATGGCTGACGGAAGCATCTACACCTCCTCAGTCGGTGGTGGTGCTGGCCATTCTGGCGGCAAAGCTTTTTGCTTGCGCGTCACACTGCTCCGGTGACTTGGGGTGGTGTTGCATGGGGGGCTCGTTGAAGCTTCCGCGTTCAATGCTTTTTCTTCTTCCGATGACTTGAAGTAACGCCTGCGAACAACTGTCGCAGATATCTTGTGGGTCTGATGGTTCATCACTGTCGTTCCAGAGTTTCAGGGAGTGCCACCCAGTGGGCGTCCTCCCCTGTTGAATGTAGGTTATTCGCTTACAGTTGTCACACTGATACTTCGCTTCTATCGCCTGCAATTGTCCTCCCTTTCTTGGGCCAGTGCCCTGTCCTCTTGTAGTATTTGCGTTGCGCGGGTGTTGCAGCTTCGCATTTCTTTACGTGCTTCCTGCCACCACGATACTTGCATGAGCCCTCCATAAGGGCACCGCACGTCGGGCATTCAAACATTACTTACCTCCATCCCATCATCTCAGCGTAGTCAAAGTGGCTCCCTAGCGCGGCCTCGATGTCTATTGATTCGCCGCTGAAACCCATAACGGTATTATTGAAGTGGTACACGTGGGCAGGGACAGTTGTTCTTCTGTAAACAAAATCAATCCCCACCTGCGTTGCTTGCCACATACCAGAGTGCTTCTTCGCTGGATCGTCCGATGAGAGTCTCTCAACGAGGTCCCACCAGCGAAGCGTGGCGTGTTGATTTGTCTTTGTCAGCCACCTCGGACCCTCAGCGGGTACATCAACCCACCTCGGCCCCTGTCTCACCAACCAGATCAAGCCTCGCGCCATAGTGCTGTTCAGTTTTCGTTTGTACTTCCTGGCTAGCTGCCCACAGCATGGGCATTCCATCCCTTCATCAAGGTTGCTCTCAACAAGCGCCCTTGCCTCAGCGAGGGTGTCGTTGCCAAACAGCATAAGCTGTGCTGCCTCACTCACCTCTCTCCCTCCATTCTTTGATTAGTTCCCAGAAATCCCTGTAGCCCATCGTGACCAGCGGCTCCTGCCTATCTCCTTTGCAGATGCAGATGGGTATGAAGCCATCCTTAGCATCACGCTTGGCCTGCTCGTACGCTCTGTTGATTAGACCGCCGAGCTTTTTGTAGTGCTTGCATTCAATAGCGAAGGGCTCCACCACTACATCAGAGCCCTCGGACTGCCCGCCCCTGAACTGGATGGTACGTTGAACCTTCTCGCCTAGAGCGTCGGTGGCATCTGCCGCCACCTGACGCTCGAAGCGATGTCCTTTGTCGCGTTGCGATTTACCCATACTAAAACGGTATGTCCTCGTCACTGAGCCTCTTAGCAAGGTCAGTGGCCCCTTGCTTCGGGGTCATGTCAAAGCTCTCGATAAGGTTATCGAAGTAGATGTTCTCGAAGTCATCCTTCGTCTTCTTCGTTACCTTCAGCTTGCGATCAAGCAGTGACTCAAGGTTCAGTTCGCTGATACGCTCAGGTACCTTCACGCCACACACGGCCAGGTCCTTCTTCAGGAAGGTCATGTTCTGGGATGTGGATAGCATGCACCGCTTGAACAACCAGCGTCCCTCGTGAGGGCCAGACTGCACAACCAGAACCAGGTTCAGGTACGGGTTACCTGCCTTGGAGTTCTTGAACTCAGCCTTGTCAATCACCACCGAATAAGGTCCGTCCGGCACTGTGTCGAACACGCCCTTGCTGGCAGAGCCCTTGTCCCCGGAGGCAGCCTCGCCCCAGCTTTTATCTATCTTGCTCCAATCAAAACTGTCACTCATCACTTGTCTCCTTTTGTTGCCCGCCATTCATGGCAGACGATAGTGCTTCATAGCTCAATGGCAGCGTCTCGGGAAGGTTTCCCGTGCGATCACCCGCTACCCACTTGTTGGACGGCTTCGTCCTGAGCACACGCTCATCACCGGAGTCCACATCAGCGAACAACAGTAGGTCGCTCATGCCTTCAACGATTTGCCGGGCCGAACCGGGCAGCGACGGCGTCCACCGCAACTGCTTGCCAACCCTTGTGTCGTGCTCAATCTCCTTGGCGTGACTGACGAGCACCAGGCCCATCTTGCCACCGCCCCTTGTGCGCAGCGTGCCAAGCTTGGCCAGCACACGCCGGAACTCACCGTTGACCATGGCAAACCCTTTGCCATAGCTTGCGTCGGACGGATGCATGATGCCCGCCTTGTTGCACACGTAGTCACGGCAATGCAGGTACAGGATGTCCACCGTGTCTATGACCAGCGTCTCGACCTGCAACGGGCTGCTTGCCAGTATGGCGCACAGCTTGGTGAAGTCTTCCCAGTCATTGACCGGCACCTGGTACACCTCAAGGAAGTTCAACCCTGGCTCAGTCGCAGCGAACAAAGCGTTCGGAAACTGAGATGCCAGTGTGCTCTTACCTATCTTCGGTGTGCCGTATATCGTTATGACCTGGTCCCCTAAACCAGATGCTTTCTTTGTCCTGCTTGTCGGTATCTCCATCAGTTCTCCTTTCTTTGGTAATGAGTCTCAAGTATTAGCGGGTTACCCCCGCTATGACACAGTGCGGCATACTCACACGGTGACCGATACTTATGGCAGGACGATAGGCTTCTCGGCCACTTCTGTGATGACTTGTGCCACCGCAGCCTTTCCGCCTCGTCCTCCACATCCTCTGCAATAGCCTTGAGTTGCTGCTCTGAGTAAACAACAAGCTCACGGTGCAATGCTTCCGGGTGCCCCGAGTACCAGCGCTGTAACCTGCCAATGAACTCAGCATCCGTCTCAGCATAGATGCGTTGATTTGCGTATAGAGTCTTCTCTCCTGTATGCTTATCTGTTTTGTACTTGCGCTTGTCGATGGGCGTGGCCTTGAGCCTGTGTATGGTAGGTTTTTTGACCAGGTCCCACATCACGCCGTTTATTTTGTAGCCAGAGCGGCTAATAAAGTGGCAGTACATCAGCGCCTGCCTGGATGACCACAGCTTCTCAAGGTAGGTGCCGTCGATGGTGCTGGCTGTCTTGGTTTCGTATATCAGAAACCCGTCACCGTTTTTGGCCAACGCATCAGCAACACCCTTGACCTGTGTGCCATCAGGTAGTTCGCAGATGAACTCGAACTCCACCTCACTAAACCCTGACTCCTCGGCGTATTTCCTGTAGTACGCCTCGACCATGACCAGCAGTACGCACCGCATGTCATCGTCCTCTGCCTTCAGGGCCTCTGTCCTCATGTCGTGCAGCGTCCCGCCCTTGCGCTTTATCTCAACGCACTTGTGGAACGCAGTGCCCAACGTCAGGTAGCTTGGCCGGTCAATGGCTTCGAGGTTCTCGATGTACTTGAGCCGGTACTTCTTAGCGCATGACTGCAACACACCGATACCTGAAGCCGATAGTGTCAGGTCGCTCATGGCTTCTCCTGCCTCTGGTCTGAGCCAAGGATCCCCTCAGCATGGAACTGCGCAGAAAGCGCAGCACGGTTCACCCTGTTGTACTTGGTGCCGTGACGACGGCCATCGGTAAGTTCTCGGATCATCTCGCACAGGGCGATGACGTCATGCGCAGCTTGCTCTATCCTCTCGTCCGTCGTCCTTGTCTTTGTCTCTTTGTCTTCCATTAAACAATTCCTCTACTGTCAGTTTAAAAAACTTGGCAAGCCAGATAGCTAGCTTCAGCTTCGGCGCACGCTCACCCCTCTCGTACTGTACGAGGGCAGCACAGGACAGCGAATGACCGTCATCCTGTGCGAGTGAACAGAGCTTCTCCCGAGTTAGCTTCCCGGCTCGCCTCTCTTTAGCCAGTCGCGTGTTTGCTTGGCCCATGAATACTTCCGCTCCACTGCCTAATCTCGGTGATGAAACCTGGATCGACAGTCAGTTTGTTAAACAGGAACCGCATCGCAGGGTCAGGCGTTGACCGACCATGCTCCCAGTTCTGGATAGTGGTGCGGCTGTAACCCAGCCACTTGCCAAGCTCCATCTGACCCACTGGCCGGTCAAGCAGGGCGGTTATGTCCCGCCTAACCTGTCGTGCAATTCTTGGGTTCCATTTTTCTTCCATAATCTATACCTCTATAAAAGTCTTTAGTTTTTGTCAACATCTTCCTCGTCCTCATCCTGCACGGGACTGACTCGGATGCAAAGCTCCTGCCAGCCTGGGTAGCTTGGGTCTTCATGCACCGCCCAAAGGGGGAGGTGGTCGTCGGTGCCGAGCGCTTCCTTTACCGCATCGCCCTGGTCTTCGGCCTCCACGTCTATTTGCCTGTAGTGGCCCGAGCTAAACTCAACTATAAACTTCGGTGCCATCTAGTCCTCCTTTACTTCCCAGTCGTAGTCGTCAACCTTCCCGTGCCACAAGTCCACGGAAACCTCAATCTGCTGGTCAAGCGGGTCGTCCGCATGCTCCACCACGTTCTCGAAGCACTCAGCCCACTCAGCGTGAGCCAGGCCCACATCGGACCCTCGCCACTTCTGTGACTTGTTGTCCGTGAACTCAAGGATGTCGTCCAGGACCTCAGAGACCGCCTCGTTTAGCTCGTCAACCAGGTCGTTGTACTCAATCACGGAATCCTGGAGAGACTCCAGCGCTGACTCAATCTCGCAGTTGCAAACCTGCACCTCGTTTTCTAGCTCGGTCTCCTTGTTCCTCAGTTGGCTGTATATCTCCTCGATGGCTTCACGTTGCTTGTCACTTACCTTCCTCATGCTTCCTCCTTAGCCACCGTGCGTGTACACGGCAACGCTTTTACGTTTGTCTTTCTTCGGTCCTTTCCTCTTTCCATCACACAGCAGGCAGTCCTTACACTGAACGCCGCG